AATGTGACTTTTGCAATTGGTGATGGTACACAAACACCTGAACAAAGATTAAATGCGTTGATTAATTACCTAATGGGTAAGGGGGAAGGTGATTTTGTATGTTATCGCAAAATCAAATGGTAGCTGTAAGGAAAGCGATTGAATTAAGCTATATTGGAACATGCACAATCACAGAACATCAGAAGATTAAGAAAGAAAATAAATCGACTGGTTTTCAAGATGTTGTAGTTCTCCAAAACCAACCTTGCAAATTATCCTATGAAAAGGTTACTAATACTAACCAAACGGAAAGTGCAGCAGCTTTAATTCAAACTGCTAAATTATTCATTGCACCTGAAATTCAAGTAAAACCAGGTTCTAAATTGACCATATCACAAAATGGAATTGTCACTGAATATAAAAACAGTGGTGAACCTGCTATTTATGGAACACATCAAGAAATCGTTTTGGAATTATTCAAAGGGTGGTCATAATGGGGAAAAATGGTGGATGTAATTACAAAGAACTTGAAGAACTAAAAAAGAAACTTCAAGTTGAAGAATTAAATTCATTCATGGAATCATGCGCTAAAGAACTTGCTGCAAGATTACTTGCTAAAGTAATCAAAAGAACACCAGTTGGTGAATACCCATCCAATTCAGGGAAAAAAGGTGGAACTTTAAGAAGGGGATGGACAGCTGGAAAAAATTCAAGTGCATCCACTTTTGCTGAAAACTTGAAAGTTCAACATGTGGGTGATAACTACATAATTGAAATAATTAATCCAACTGAATATGCATCTTATGTGGAATATGGTCATAGAACCAGGAATCACAAAGGATGGGTAAAAGGTCAATTCATGTTGACCATATCAGAAGATGAAATTAATAGAGCAGCACCTAAAATTCTTGAAAATAAGATTAAAAAGAAATTGGGGGAATTATTCAAATGATTAATAAAATTATTGATGGGATTGTTGAAGCAATCAACATTGAATTTGGTGATGATTATGAAATATACACTGAATCCATTGAACAAGGACTTACAGAACCTTGTTTTTCCGTTTTAATCTTAAATCCAACTGATGATTTGTTCTTAGGTGATAGATACATGAAAACTAACCAATTCATGATTCAATACTTCCCATCTACAAATGATAAAAACAAAGAATGTAATGAAGTTTTAGAACGATTATATTCTTGCTTAGAAGTAATTTATGTTGGTGACGATTTGACAAGAGGTGCAAACATGACTGGAAAAATCGTTGATGAAGTGTTGAATTTTGAAATCAATTATGACATGTTTGTGTATAAACACGTTGAAAGTAAAGAAAAAATGGAAACTCTTGATGTTGATTCTGAAATAAGGGGATGAATGAAAGATGGCTAAGGATAAAAAACAAGTCAAATCTACAAATGAAATCAAATTTACAAAAGAAAAATTATTAAAATCAACTATATTTAGCAATCGTAAAGATGCGTTAGGTGTGGTTGTTAAAGATGGTGAAGAAATAACCATCAAAGAAGCAGCTGAAAGGCTAGAAAAATTCATGAAAGGACAGGTGAAATAATATGGCACTTGGTGGTGGAACTTTTGTAACACAAAACAAAATACTTCCAGGAAGTTATATTAACTTTATTTCAGTTAATAAAGCAAATGCTGAATTAAGTGATAGAGGAATTGCAACAATGCCTTTAGAACTTGACTGGGGTGTTGATGGTTCTATTTTCGAAGTAACAAATGAAGATTTTCAAAAGAATTCATTAAAAATATTTGGTTATGCATATGACCATGAAAAGTTAAAAGGTTTAAGAGATTTATTCTTAAACATCAGAACTTTATATGCTTACAGATTAAACAGTGGTAATAAAGCATCAAACGATTATGCAACTGCAAAAAACAGTGGTGTAAGAGGAAACGACCTAAAGGTTGTTATTTCTAATAACGTTGATGAAGAATCAAAATATGATGTTAGCTTATATCTAGGAACAGTTAAGCTTGATAATCAAACAGTTGCAAGTGCTGCTGAATTAGTTGACAACGATTTTGTTGTATGGACTAAAGATGCAACACTTAACGTGACAGCAGGGGTTGCACTTACTGGTGGAACAAATGGAACTGTTGACGGAACAGCACATCAAACATATCTTGATAAGATTGAATCTTACACTTTTAATGTAATGGGTGTTGTAACAAATGAAGAAGGTATTAAAATATTATATGAAAACTTTGTAAAGAGAATGAGAGATGAAATTGGTGCTAAATTCCAGGTTGTTCTTTACAATAAAGCAGCTGATTATGAAGGTGTTATTAACGTTAAAAATAAAGTTACTGACACAGACGCACACGAAGCATCCCTTGTTTATTGGGTAACTGGATTAGAAGCAGGATGTGGTGTTAATAAATCTTGCTTAAATAGAATCTATAATGGTGAATTCACAGTTAATTGTGATTATACACAAGTACAACTTCAAGCTGCTATTAAAGCAGGTGAATTAACACTTCATTATGTTGGTTCTGAAATCAGAGTTCTTGAAGATGTTAATTCTTTAGTTACTACAACTGAAGAAAAAGGTGATATTTTCAAGGATAACCAAACAATCAGAGTAATTGACCAAATCGCAAACGACATTGCAACAATCTTTAACACTAAATATCTTGGTGTTGTTCCAAATGATGCAAGTGGAAGAATCAGCTTGTGGGCAGATATCGTTAAACATCATGAACAATTACAAGAAATCAGAGCAATTGAAAACTTCAGCGATTCTGATGTGACAATTGCACAAGGTGACACAAAGAAAGCTGTTATAGTTTCTGACTTAATAACAGTAATTAATGCAATGGGTCAATTATATATGACAGTAAGAGTTGCTTAAGAAGGGGGGATAATCTAAATGGGTAATGTAACAATGAAAGCAAAAGATACACTTTCAGCAAAACTTGCTGAATGCTTTGTAACAATTGGTTCAAATAGATATAACTTCATGCAATGTATTAATTTTGAAGCTAAGTTTGAAAAAACTAAAACTGAAGTACCTATACTTGGTAAAACTGGTGCAGGTAACAAATCAACTGGATGGAAGGGAACTGGTTCAGCAACTTTCCACTATAACACAAGCATTTTTAGACAACTAATGTTAGATTTCAAAAACAGTGGTGAAGATGTTTATTTTGAAATTCAAGTAACAAATGAAGACCCAACTAGTGCAGTTGGTAGACAAACATTAGTATTTATTGATTGTAATATTGACGGAGGTATTTTAGCAAAATTCGATGCTGATGGTGAATATCTTGATGAAGATATGGACTTCACATTTGAAGATTTCAAAATGCCTGAATCATTTACACTTCTTGATGGAATGCTATAAATCTAATCCCTGGTGTAAAGACATTGCACCAGGGAATTTTTTTGTAAAAAATAAAGGATAGGTGAAAAAATTATGTCTAATTTTTCAAGATTCATGAAACAAAATAAAAAAGTGAAAGAAAATACAACTTATGCTGCAACTAAATCATTACTTGATAAAGATGGAAAACCTTTGTTATGGACTATAAAACCTTTATCAACAAGGGAAAACGATATAATCAGGGATGATTGCACAATGGATATTCCTATTCCTGGTAAAATGGGTGCTTACAGACAAAAATTAAATACATCAAAATATTTAGCAAAATTAATTTGCGCTTCAGTTGTTGAACCAAATTTGAATGATAAAGAACTTCAAGATTCTTATGGTGTTATGACACCTGAAGATTTAATAAAAGAAATAATTGATGACCCTGGTGAATACAGTAATTTCACAGTTTTCATTCAAAACTTTAATGGCTTCACTAGTATGGAAGATAAGGTTGAAGAAGCAAAAAACTAATTAATGAAGATGGTGATGCATCTTATGCATATTACTGTCTTCACAAATTACACATGTTACCTTCAACTTATCTTAATTTGGATGCTGAAGAAAAAGCTTTCATTATTGCAGCAATCCAATTAAAAACTGAAGCAGAAAAGAAAGAACAAGCAAAAATGAAAAAGAAATAAGGGGGTGAATTAATGGCAAGTATAAGTTCACAAATCAATTTGATTGATAGAATGTCATCACCTTTACTTAACATCACAAATGCATTAGATGGTGTAATTTCATCATTACAAAGGGTTGATAGTAATATTAATGACAGTTTTGACACTGGTGCAATTGACAGTGCAAGAAGGTCATTAGATTTAGCTAACAAAGAACTTGATGAAATGAGTCAAAACCTTACTGAAACAACCAACAAACAAAATAAACTTAACAAGGAAATTCAAGATGGATGTAACAAAATGGATTCTTTGACAGATGGTGTTGTTGGAATGGTTGCAGCTTATGCAGGATTTCAAGGAATCAGTAAAATGGTTGAAATGTCAGATACTATGGCACTAACAACTGCAAGACTTGATTTAATGAATGATGGACTTCAGACAACTGAAGAACTTCAAAACAAGATTTTCGCAGCTGCCCAAAGGTCAAGGGGTGCTTATCAAGATATGGCTGACGTTGTAAGTAAACTTGGACTTCAAGCGAAAGATGCATTTACATCCAATGATGAAATGATTGCTTTTTCTGAATTGCTAAACAAGAACTTTATTGTTGGTGGTTCAGATTCAACTGCACAAGCAGCTGCAATGTATCAATTAACACAAGCAATGGCTTCAGGTAAGTTACAAGGTGATGAATACAGAAGTATTATTGAAAATGCACCACTTTTAGCAAAATCAATCGAAGATTACATGGTTAATGTTCAAGGTGCAACTGGAAGCATGAAAGATTGGGCATCTGAAGGATTATTGACAGCAGATGTGATTAAAGCAGCAGTATTTAATTCAGCTGATGACATCAATGCAAAATTTGAATCCATGCCTATGACCTGGGGTCAAGTGTGGACTGGAATAATGAATGAAATCACAATGGCAATGAAGCCAGTGTTAAGTTTCGTAAACTTATTAGCGCAAAATTGGTCAATTTTAGAACCAATTGTGATGGGTGTTGTAACTGCATTAGGTTTATATATCGCAGCTTTACTGGTATATAAAACAATAACTGGTGTTTCTGCAATTGTCGCAGGAGTTCATGCAGCAGCAACTGCAATGCAAACTGGGGCAACATTCGCAGCAACAGCTGCACAGTATGGGTTTAATGCTGCACTTTTAGCATGTCCTTTAACCTGGATTCTATTAATTATAATTGCAGTTATAGCAGCGATTTATGGAATTGTAGCAGCTATAAATAAAGTTACTGGTTCAACGAT